TAGCGGCAAAGTATCTATTGACGGTGCAGGTGGTATTGATATCGGGGTTGCAGCTGATGTGGCTATTGACCTTAACGCATCAACTCTGGATATAGACGCGTCGAGCACATTATCAATTGATTCTGCAGGTGGTGCTTCTAATATTAGTCACACAGCTACAACTGGTGGAGATTTTACAGTCGCGATGGATGGTAGCGTTGATGCTAGCTTGATTCTATCTTCGGCAGGTACAGCGGCTGATGCATTACAAATAAATGCGACAGCGGGTGGTATCATTTTGAGTTCAACAACTGGCGATATAAAATTTCAAGACGGTGGAACTGATCAATTAGCTCTTGACATGGATGGCACTGCTGGCGAAGTTGGTATACAACTCAAAGTTGACAGTGACGATCTAGTGTTTAAACAATACGATGGCCACGAAGCAGCAAGAATATCAGACGCCGGTAGGTTTACTCATAGAAAAAGAACACTATGGCTAAACAGTGCTCTAGATCTATCTACTGTGGCCACAGCGCTTCCATACTCTGGTGGAGTTATTGTCATGGATCAAAATGGGGGAGCTAGAGTTCTCACTCTTCCGACAGCAACAAGTACTGCAGAAGCAACTAAGCTCATCGGCTGGTACATTGAAGTATTTATTGGCTATGCTGGAAGTAACAATTGCACGGTCGTAAGAGGCGACGCGTCCAATGATTCCCTCGTCGGCGCCGTTGCCGATGCAGCGGAGTCTGCTGGAGTAACCATTAGTTCTAATGTAATAACGTTTGTTAGTGGGCAATCTGTGGAAGGTGATTATGTGAGAATTGTGTGCTATTCTGCAGATGCCTCTAACACATATTTTGTTGCATCGGCTATTAGCAATGCTTAACAAATGCCCATAATTTGTTATAATTATGAGTGTGCTTGTAATAATAGGAGATTTATAACATGACAGACAAACAGGAACAACAAATAGAAACTGCTAATCAAGCTCTTAGTATGCTAGTACAAGGTGTTGAACTAGCTCAAAAAAGAGGTGCTTATAACTTAGAAGAAGCTGCGCTTCTTTCCCAGGCGGTTAAACTATTTTCTGATAGATCTCCCTCACAGGATGAACCTGTTCAGGAAACTGAAGAAACTGAAGACAAAAGCTAATAAAGCTTTGTTATAATAATGAAAAAAAAAACAAAGATCCCAACTACGTAGCAAAAGTTGAACAAGCCATTGAAAAAAAATATGGCAAGGAAGCAGTAAGTCATCCACGAAGCAATTGGACAGAGGAAAAAGAGAAAAAGTACCTCGAGCAAGTTAAAGAACTCGCAGATAGGGAAAGGCAAAAAAAAGAGAAATCCGAAAAGGTTGAAAAAGACGGCTTTTTAATTAGCAAAAAACTACTTACAAAGAGAAGTAATAGGATTTGCCAAACTTGCGAAATTTATTCTTTCGATATTAAGGATGATACATTTATGAATAAATATAATTGTTGTTATAATTGTTTTATTCAATATGTTCACGGAAGAGAAAAGCGTTGGAAATCCGGCTGGAGACCAAATATAGGAGATAAATAATGGCTAGCGTATTAGATATTATAAATGGAATTTCACAAGCGGCAGCAAATGCTTATGACGGATCACATGATGAACGTTATACGGCAGATGGTGAAGCGAGAAAAGTTGGCCTTAAAAGAGAAGAAGGCGATCCAATTCTTGATTCTAGAGAAATGGATGGCTTTAATATCAAATATTATGGGAACAAAATTTGTGTTGAATATCACGGAGAAATGAAATTAAAAGAAGTCCACGATGCTAATAAATTCGAAAACGATATCAATTCCAGACTTAATGATATCTCTAAATACCTTAAGAAAGAATATAAAAAAGTAACAGGAAATGCCCTTTCACTTACAAAGGAAGGGGAATCTGACATTCTTGTTCAACATATGAGCAATATTCGTAGTTGGGTTACGGCAAAACAATTTTATAAAGTTGGCGGAATGGATGGCGTTCTAGAAGTTAATGCCGATTCAACATCAGAGGACAGACTTAACAAGGCAGTTAAGGATTGGCTCGAACTTGGTCATGGTCCCAAGCCAAAAAATGTGACAAGAAAGAAAGAGAAATAATGACGTCACGATAATGTATGTCTTACCAATTAACAAAGAGTGAAATCACAAAAGAGATCCTAAAATGTGGTAAGGATCCAGTTTATTTTATAAATAATTATTGTAAGATTTCTCACCCGATGAAAGGATTGATTCCTTTTAGGTTGTATGATTATCAAGATAGCCTTATTCAAGACTTTAATGATTATCGTTTTAATATTATTTTGAAAGCAAGGCAGCTTGGTATTTCAACAATTACTGCCGGGTACGTTGTTTGGATGATGATGTTCCACCGCGACAAAAACATTCTTGTTATGGCAACAAAATTTAGCACAGCGGGCAATCTTGTTAAAAAAGTTAAAGCAATTCTTAAACATGTTCCACCGTGGATGCAAATTGCTAAAGTTGTTGTTGATAATAGAACTAGTTTCGAATTAAGTAACGGATCACAAATTAAAGCCTCTTCAACTTCTGGAGATGCTGGACGTTCAGAGGCGTTGTCTTTGTTGGTTGTTGATGAGGCAGCCCATGTTGAGGGTCTTGAAGAATTGTGGACCGGTCTTTATCCTACAATTTCAACTGGTGGTCGTTGCATTGCCTTAAGTACACCGAATGGTGTTGGAGGCTGGTTTTATAAAACATATGTCGATTCCGAATCCAGAAGAAACGATTTTCATCCAACAAAACTATTGTGGGATGTACACCCTGATCGTGATCAAACCTGGTTTGATAAAGAAACCAAAAATATGTCTATTCGTCAAGTAGCACAAGAATTGGAATGTAATTTTAATACTTCAGGAGAAACTGTTATACATCCGGATGATATTAAATTTATTGAACAAAATATTAAAGAACCAAAATATAGGACTGGCTTTGATAGAAATTTTTGGATTTGGGAGGAGCACAGACCAGAAAATACATATATGATAACTGCTGACGTCGCGCGCGGCGACGGGCAAGATTATTCTGTCTTTCATGTCTTTAACTTAGAAACAGCAGAAGTTGTTGCTGAGTATCAAGGAAAAGTGACTCCAGATGTCTTTTCAAATATACTTTTTGATGCTGGAAAGGAATATAACAATTGTCTATTAATTGTTGAAAATAACTCTGTTGGTTTTGCAGTCTTGGAAAAGCTTAAAGATATGGAATATCCAAACATTTATTACTCAATTAAATCTACTCACGAATATATTGATCAATTAACTGCGGAATATAAATCAAATAGTGTGGCCGGCTTTACCACTTCTTTAAAAACAAGACCAATCATTGTAGCAAAAATGGAAGAATTTATAAGGAACAAGCTAATTACAACGTACTCATCTAGACTTTATAACGAGTTCAAGACTTTTGTATGGAATAACGGAAAGGCCCAAGCAATGCGTTCAGAAAATGATGATTTAGTTATGTCTTTCGCAATTGGATGTTGGATAAAAGATACTGTATTTGTAGAAAATAAAAGAAAGATTGAACATCACAAAGCATGCTTAAATTCTATGTTTAAATCTGATAGTATTATGAATACAACTATACCTGGAATGGTAGGTTATAAACCAACAAAAAAGTCTGAAGACATCAAGACACAGCTTGAACACTTATGGCTTCTTAAAGGATAAAAAAATATAATGGCTGATAGAAACAAAAATAATCCACGCAATCCGGAGTCATCCTTATTTAAAAGATTAACTAGATTACTATCCGGCCCGATTGTTAATTATCGTAGTCAATCTGTCAGAAATGCAAAAAGAAGAAATCTAGACAAGTATAAAAGTAGATTTCAATCAGCTAGTGGCAAACAGTTTAAAAAGACGGCTTATGATCCATTTGAAAATCTTACAGCCAATATCATGGCAAATCAGAATCGTATTGAAAGATATGCTGATTTTGAACAAATGGAATATGAACCAATTATTGCTTCGGCAATGGATATATATGCTGACGAGATGACCACTTCAAGTGATTTAAAGCCTCTTTTATTAATTGATTGTCCAAATGAAGAAATAAAAATGATTCTTGATAATCTTTATCAAAACATTATTAATATTGAATTTAATCTTTTCGGTTGGTGTCGCTCCATGTGTAAATTTGGAGATCTATTTGTGTATCTTGATATTGATGATGAATTGGGTGTAAGAAATGCTATTGGACTTCCTAGTCAAGAAATAGAGAGAATGGAGGCCCAAGACGAAGATAACCCAAATTATGTACAATTTCAGTGGAACTCTAGTGGTCTAACATTAGAAAATTGGCAAGTTGCTCATTTTCGCATTCTTGGAAATGATAAATATGCTCCATATGGAAGTTCGGTTTTGGAAGCAGCTAGAAGAATTTGGCGCCAATTGGTTCTTTTAGAGGATGCCATGATGGCCTATAGGATCGTCCGCGCGCCGGAAAGAAGAGTTTTTTATGTTGACGTTGGTAGCATTGCTCCTGAAGATGTAGAACAATTTATGCAGAAAGCAATGACTCAAATGAAACGTAATCAGGTTGTCGACGCCAACACTGGACGCGTCGATCTTCGTTATAACCCTTTGAGTGTTGAAGAAGATTATTTTATTCCAGTTAGAGGGGGAGAAACAGGCACAAAGATTGAAACAGTTTCCGGAGGGTCATACACTGGCGATATTGAGGATGTTAAGTATTTAAAAGATAAGTTGTTTGCGGCTCTTAAAATTCCCCAATCATACCTTTTCCGGGGTGATGGGGCAGAAGAGGACAAAACAACTCTTGCGCAAAAAGATATTCGTTTTGCAAGAACGATACAGAGATTACAAAGATCAGTTGTTACTGAATTAGAAAAAATTGGTATTGTTCACTTGTTTACTTTAGGATTTAGAAATGAAGATTTAGTTTCATTTAAGTTGGCTCTTAACAATCCATCTCAAATTGCTTCAATGCAGGAGCTTGAAACTTGGAAAACTAAATTTGATGCTGCGACCACTGCCACTGAAGGGTTTTTCAGTAAGCGTTGGATAGCTAAACATCTGTTTAATTTGTCTG